ATATCATCAGTAATAGTGGCTTTATAAGTAACTGCTTTTATTTTTCTAATTTTATTTACAGCATTTTTTTCTTTTACGTACGTAGCTAATGCCTGTTGATCAGCAGCTGTTCCATCAGCTAAACATATCCAATTAAACTTTAATGTATCAATTATTGATACTGCATCAGCAAAAGCACCAGCTAATGCGATTCTTACAACATAAACTTTATTAGGAATGCCTAAAAATACATCATTTATCTGCTGAAAATTAGCCTCAGTATATTTTGCTTTATCCACATCTACTTCTGAAACGTAGTTATATTCTTTCAAGCTAAATGTTATATCTGTTTCATCTTTTATGATAATGACAGCAATACCCTTTGCACTTCTAGTAATTGCCGTATATGCTTTTTTGACAAAATTAATTATAATTTGTGGTAAGCCTATAGCCATAATATCATCCTTTCTATATTTCTATATTTATTTCTTCTAACATTTCCAGTTCTTCATCCTCTGGAACTTCATATACATATCTGATATCAAAATCAATTATAAGTACTTTTTCCTCTGTTATTGTAGAATTGACTTCATTAATTGGAATATAAAAGTCTGCATTTATTTTTAGATTAGTTAAAAATAAATTAGTTAAATCTTCAATCATTGAGAGTAATTCAATACGATTTTTATATTTATTTTTCGGAAAATAATAAATACGTACTGTCAAATTTACATCCTTTAATACTTCACCTAACATTGATTTATTATGATTGTCAATATCAACAAAAAAAGATGGCCTATTAAAGCCTTCTTCAATATCAGTGCTTAATCTTTCAATATTTGGAAATCTTTTTTCTAAAACTGTATTTATAACAGTTATTAAATCATTTAGAGTAATCATAAGCACCTCCTAACTTAGTCCTTTATCAAGTAAGTTGCCTACAAAATCATAAGTATCCTTAATAAAGTCATTTTCAAACTCTTTACTTGAGTTTTCTAATATAAATTTACCTTTAACAAACCCTAGATTTTTGCCGCCTTTATTGCCTTTATTAGAGTGTTTACCACCCTTAACTATTTCATGTCCGTATTCTAACAAATGCGCATGGGGAGATTTGTTGTATACTCTAATGTTATATTTTACATCTTCGTATTCATATACTTTCTTTCCCTTTTTAAATCCTTTCATATAATTTCCAGTGTTTTTCTTAACTTCTTTTTTTGCCCTTTTCTTTGTCCTCGAATTAAGTTTGCTTGCTTCTACTTTCATAAATTTATTAATTTCTTTGGGCATGGTTTTGTCCGCAAGTTTAATGAGCTTAAGTGTAAATTCATCTAATTCATCAACTTTAAAACCATCTTCTATAGCCATTATTCCACCACCAAATTACAAAATACATCTATCCTGTCATTATATTTATAATTAGGATTGAAATACTCTATATCATACCTTTGTCCCTGAAACACAAAATACATATCATTGCTAATATTTGGTATTGCATTTTTCCTTACTGTAATCTTATGGCTGACATTTGCATATCTTACATTTACTTCACTGCTTTGTAAGTTTCCATTCTGTGGAATAACATCAGCCCAAACAGATTTTAATATATCGTATTTGTATTCATTTTCATTAAGATTGTTGATAACTTTGACTTTACCATAAACATCTATTCTACAGTTTAATCTGCTTGACATGTTCATTTCAAATCACCTCAACCTGAGTATGTTTTAATTGATTTATCATAGCAGATAAACTATAAGATAAATTTCCAACTGGCTTATCAGTGTTAATCATTCTATTGTCATACCAGTGATTTACTAATACTTTTACAGCGAGCTTATAAAGTTCTTTAGTATAATCAATATTGACTCCCGCATTAGTTAAATATTCTTCTGCTGCCTTTTGTAAACCAGTAATTAATACATCCTCATCATCACTATCTACCCTTAAATATTCTTTTAATTCAGCCATTTCCATTAAATCAACTCCTTTATGGAGAATAAGAGGGGTATCCCCTCTATATTAAACTGTTGCAGTTACATCTATTTCCCCATAAACAACTGCATTACCGTCAAATTTAACAACATCTTCTCTTTCAATAACTCTGATTTCAGTTCTATTTTTCCTGAATGCAGTACCTCCTATATCTGTTGTTCTTATTAAATGGCCTTGTCTTTCAAACATTTTTGCTAATTCTCTGAAATCACCAACCACGCATGGAGCTAATTTAGTAGTTGTTCCAGTAGTAGCAAATACAGAATTAGGTACAACAACAATTGGTTTTGAGAATAATAATTTTTGTCCCTCCTGAGTGACATCTTCTTTTAGAAGTGGTCTATTATTACCATCAACCAATGTGTCAAAGTATTGGAAACCATCTTGATTAGTCAATATTACTGAATTTGCGGCAAGCATAGGATCAATGGTTACATTAAGAGCTTTTTTAAGAGCCTTCCAATCAGCAAATGTTGTTTTAGTTAAGGTTTTTAATAAAGTAATAATAAGACTATTTCTTGTTACAACAGATTTTCTTGCAATCCATTGTTTTAAATAATCCATAATATTTTGATCACTGTCTGCTAATAAATTATTAGGAATTGGCATCCAACCGGCATAATCTTTAATGGTATATGAAATTTGTTCAAATTTAGGAGAATCTATCTCATCTATATCTGCAGTTTCATCAGTTATGTTTTCTAAAGGAGTCATTGTTGCTAATTTTTCAAAAACCCTCGTTCCGGATGATAAATTAGTCGGTATGACTTCGATTAAGTTTTCAAGTTCAGGTAATGCTCTTTTGTATTGATTAATAGCTGTTTGAATATCTTTTGGAACTAAATATCCTCCATCTTCATCAGTTTTAGGTGACATTGCATCTTTTACTTCACCAATTGATAAATCTTTTAATTCATCAGATGTAAGTTTTTTTCCTCTAAAAACTTTCATAAAAGCATTTTTGTATAACTTCTCTTGCTCATCTTTATCCTCAATTTCGCCTGCAGATACCCCATTACTATTATTTGTTTCTATTGCTTCAACTTCTATCATTAAATCTAACTGCTCTTTGAAATTTTTTGCTTCATCAGCCTTTGCTCTTGCTTTTTCCATATCATTTGCTTCAACAAATTCCCTTGCTTCTGCTTTAAGTTGTTCTATTTGATTATTTAGTTCTTGAATTTTTTTACTCATTTCAATCTCCTTTATATAAATTTTCTTTTATTAAAAAAGACCTTAAATAAGGTCCAGTTCAATCAATAATTTTTCTTTTTCTAAGTCTTTATCCTTGTTATTATTTTCATGCTCTTTTGGCTCTTTTTTTATAAAATCTTTTGGAACATTTTTATAATTCTTAAAATGTTCTGAAATACATGCTGCTTTCTGATCAACTTCATCAGTAACTTCTATATTGAAATATTTAGATGCTTCATCACCAGTTAACCAGGTTTCATTATTAACTAATTCTTGAATAGTTGATATCTTAACATCTTCTTTTAAGTTTTCTTCATATACATTCATAATAACTTTTTCAACATTATCTAAATCATCTGCCATTTTTCTAAACTCAGGAGCATTGTATCCTCTCCAAACGCCCATCCAAGGCTTATGTACCATTATCATTGCTGTTTTAGGAACTATTATTTTATCTCCAACTAAAGCAATAACACTAGCGATACTTGCGGCTAATCCGTCTACATGAACAGTTTTTACTCCATTATGCCTTTTTAACATATTGTAAATAGCAACTCCTGCAAATACGGAACCACCACCACTATTAATGTAAATATTTAATTCTTTTCCACTTTGGTCTTTTAGAAAATCTCTTACTGATTCAGGATATTGATCTTCATCAGCCCATGCGCTCCAGCTGTCACTAACTATATCACCATAAAAGTATAGATCAGCACTTGTTTCAGTTTCATTTTTAATTTGCAGGAATTCTAATAGGTTGTTTTCCGGGGCTTTGTTCCTCCTCATTGTTATCACCTCCATTGTTATAAGCTGCACCTACTTCCGTAAGTTTTACCATATTACCATTTGCCAATAAATAATCACCTCCATCTTTCGGTTCCATTTCTTCCAGTTCTCTAGCTTCATTAGGAGTTATAAAACTTCCCTGAACTCCTATTCTGTAAGCTTCATACCTTGTCTTTATGTCCCCTCTTAAAATTGCATCAGCATTAAACTTTAAATAATAACCATCATCAATTTCTTTTGTTGTGAATAATTTATAAACTAATTCCTGCTCATACATTGTTAAAATGCCAAGTAGAGTATCAGTATAAAATTCCTTGTTTGCTTCACTTGTACTAGCATAACTTGATTTTTGCAAGTCGTTTACTTGATGTAGCTTTATTCCATATGCTGCAGTTATTTGTCTAATAGTCAAATTTGTGTTTTCTAGAAACTGTGCATCAGTCATTTTTAAAGAAATTGGTTGATATTGATAGCCTATAGGTAATAAACTAACTCTGTTAGCATTTTTTAGTCCGCTTGACATCTGTTCAAATTTAGTCCTAAAGGTTTCTTCTGCTTTAGGATTTAATTCACCTACATATTGAATAACTCCTTTTGTTTGCATTCCGTTTTTGTAACTATTATTAAGAAAAACACTTGAACTTTTAGCATTCTCAATACTACTTTTTAATGTTTCAATAGGATTTATACCAACTAATCCATTTGTAGTAAGCCCTTTAAAATGTAATATGTCTAATGACTCAATTTTATATTGATTACCTGAATTATCAGTATATATATACCAAATCTTATTTTTTGAACTTAACAAGCCTACATCATCAACATAAACTTTCATTTTAGAACTTTCTAATGGATACAATCCTACTATTTTGCCTGCATTTTTCCCTCTTGATATTTTGTCAATCCAAACATAGGAATTTCCGTTTATATTTTTTTGTACTTCTAAACACTTCCAAAAGTCAGAAGCACTCATATATGGATTTGGTCTTAATTTGAGCATTTGATATAAATAATGGTTAGTGGCTTTTTTAGCGCCATTACTATCCTGATAAATTTTCAATGGTAATTTGCTTATTGTTTCAGCTAAAATTTTAATACAAGTGTAAACAGTTATTTCTTTAAGTGAATTTTTACCTCTTACTTCAAATTCATCTGTATTTAATCCTAACCATTCAGCTAAAGTTTGTATACCTCCTATATCCTCATTTTTATATATTTGTGGCTTTGCTCTGCTAAATATCAATTTTAATCACCTACTTTCCTACCTTAAGGGATATTTGCTAAAATACACACCCAGTCCAAACAAAATAAAACCAGTAGCATATAATCCAGCTATTTTTGATATTAAAAAAGTGGTAATTGCAATAATTGCTAAACCACTTAATATTAATATATCTTCTATATATTTTTTAAACATATTAAATAAATATTTTATAATTATCACTTACTTCCTCCCCAAAGATTATCAAGAAAATCAGATTCAGCATATTTATTTATATCAATGCCCCCACTATTCCAATGATTCATACCTAGTTTGTGAGCAAATATAGAACTTGCAACTGGGTCTATTCTTTTAAACTTACTTTTCTTTGATATTTTTATTTCGCCAAAACTATTGCTATCAGTTTCAGCATTATTCATAGACCATGTAAGTAGCTTATTTCCATCATGAATTACCTGTTCTACTAATATTAAATCTCTAAAATTTACTGTTGGTTCATCAAGTTTTGCACAACTCTGTGCAATTTGAACACATTCATAGCCCCTATTTTCTAATTCTGATACTAACATTGAAGCATTGTGCGCATCATAGCCAATTTGCTTTATTTTCAAATCAAATTCCGATTTAAGTGATTCTATATGAAAAATCATAGCCCAGTAATCAGTAATTAAGCCCTCATTAGCTGTAGTAGCTGTCAATAATTCATTCTTAATCCATAGATCATAATTAACATTATCTGTTTTCATTTTTTCAATTACTACTCTTTCAGGTATAAAGCTATGAGAATATATAAAATATTTTCTTTGTTCATTTTCAATGAATGGAAATTCAAAACTACATGATGTTAAATCTCCTGATTTAGATAAGTCAATACCAATATAACAATCCTTACCCCTAAACATTTCAATATCAATATTTCTTTTGCATTTTTTCCAATAAGCAATATCTAAATATTTATTTTCGCCACCAGCTACCCATATATTACAATTTTTAGTTTTAAACTCTATTAATTTATCTTCATCAACAGATTCTTTTGCAAGCTTTGCATTTTCTGTCATTGATTTAATACCCTCTGGATATGTACATAAAACTGGATTCGCTTTTATCCATGCATAAGGATCGAAAGGATTATCATCCTTTTCAAGCTCACAAATCATAACAAAATATGATTCGTTTTCTATGATTTCGTCTAATATGTTACAACAGTCTTGATATTCTGAATAACATGCTGTTTGCTCATAATCAAGACCTGCAGTTGTAATTATAACTATTAATGGTTCTTCCCTGGCCATCATCCCTGATTTCATAACATCATACATTTTACTATCTGGATGAGCATGATATTCATCAACAATAGCCATTTGTGGATTTTTTCCATCACCTGTTTTACCTGCTTTTTTACTTAAATGTTTAATAAAACTTTTACTCTTTCTATGCCTTATTTCAGTCTGAATTATGTCAAACTTCTTTTTAAGTGATTTCGTAAGCATTAGATCTACTTCATCAAAAACTATTTTTGCTTGCTCTCTCTCAACCCCAAGTGTATAAATTTCAGCTGCAGTATAACCTTTAACTCCGCATTCATAACTAGCCATACCTGCTTCAAGTTGAGATTTTGAATTTTTCCTTGCCACCTGAATATAAGCGTATCTAAATCTCCTTAGGTCTGTATCTTTATGTTTCCAAGCTTCAATGTTACATACAACAAACTTTTGCCAAGAATTAAGTACTATAGGTTTACCTTCTAGAGGACCTTTACTATGTTTACAATATGAATACCATTTGATGATTTTTCTTGCTGCTTCTTCATCCCAGTAATAATCATATTCATCAGTTTCCATTGATTTAAGATTATTTAAAAATCTTTGACATGCTTGCTTATGCCTTAAACATGCATTTATTGTCCCGGATGTAATATTATTAGAATAATCTATTAATTCCTCTAATACTGTATTATAAATTCTCAAACTCATCTTCTATATCACGTTCTTCATCTGATATTTCTGGAGTGTTATCGTCAATGATTTTTAATCTAGCGCTAGGAGTTAATCCAAAATCATTTGATATTTTTCTTACTAAGTTTCCATATTCCATTTGTACTGATATTAGCGGATTCTTTTGTCTACTCTCTCCACCTTTATTGTTTGTATATGTTTCAACATAGTCAGCATTGTGTAAGCTTATGGTGCACTCTATATATTTATCCATACTATCTGATAAGATAGATAAATTATAAGTATCTATATTGGCAAGTAGCCCAATAACTTGAAGCTCTTTAACAACATCTTTAAAAATTCTCTTTGCTCTAGGAGATAACCATGTTGGTGGTTTGATTTTATCAGTTGCCAACTTTAGCAATTTTTCTTCCTTAGCTTTTCTTTCTTCTATTTCTGCTTTAGTCAAATGGCTCTTATTTCCATTTGC